TATTACACCATCTTTTGTGTATTTCATTTTGATCGTCCTTTTGGTGGTCGGGCAACGACTGGTCCAGAATCAACTACCTTAGGACTCTCCGGAGAAGTTTTTGGCTCCTCCGGGCCCTGATCCGCTCCCAGAACAACCCATCCCATTGATTGTTTGTGTGCCAAACCATGTGGTCTAACACGGCGAGTCTCGCCATTTTTGATTATTGTAATCCAATCCATTATGAATTACCTCTTAAGTAGTTGTATTTGACTTGGAATTCCATTTTGATTTCACCAAGTGGAGGATTGCGTTTAACAACCTCAATATGAATTAATTGGCTATCGAGAACACCTGCTTCTCTAAGTCCAAGGTAACGATCTTGATCCAAAGCCAATTCAATGCCATTGATCAATTCATTACGTAATTTGTCTATTTCTGTGCCACGCACATAGCCACGAATACCATAAAGCATTGTGCCTTCGCGGCGTCCTTGTCCACCCATACCCATGGTGATAGTTGTGCGATCTTCAACATCCAGTTGTACAAGTACAGCAGGGAAATCGGTAATGGCAACACGACTGGGCTCAAATGGCTCGCGTGTTACTAATCTTATGCGTGGATTATCAAGTTGTGAGATGATCTGTACAATATTCTCAGCAATTTGTTCTCTTAGGCTGAGTGTATAGTTCATCGACGAATTCTCAAGTAAGTATCTGGAAGTTGCTCATATGGATTAATAACACCATCTTGATTAATATCGTATTGAACACCTTCACGAATGGCTAAATCCATCTCATGATCAAAGCGTTGACGATAATACTCCATCATTACTTGGAATTTGTCAGTTTCAGGAAGAAACTTAGTAAGTTTAGGACAGATATGATAGGCCAAACAGTGATATACAGTTGCCATCATCCATTGGTCACCGTTCAAACGATTGCCGTCCATAATGGCCATTTGGCCCACGATGGTAATATTAACCTTGAATTGCTTTGAATATTGAGGCCACCAACGAACGCTGAGTACACGGATAACTTCTACTTGGCTTCTTGCGAGTTCGAATTCCCAATCAAGGTTGCCATAGTCTTGTATTGTTGGTTCCACTTGGAGCAAATTGTCCAAGGTCGCGAATGTATGATTTACTGTTATAGTCATCTGAGTCCTACTCCGAATAGTTGGCAAGTCCTTCTTGCTATATGTATTTAGCGAGGTATCCAAAAAAGCCATAAGAAAAGCCCAAATATCTCTACTTGGGCTTTAATGTAATCACAGCCTTGCGATTACAGGATCAGTCACATGACTAACTGATTAGTTGATCTGCTTGTCGCAACTGATCTTCACACCGAAACTTGGTTGAATTACAGAAGCACCAGCAACTGACTTCAATACAACGTCAGTAGCACGGTTAGCAGGTAGATACAATGTGTTCATCTCTACTGAACCACGCATTGCGTGACCAATAGCACCTGGAACGAATACAGCGGCTACGCTGTCTGTACCATTTGTTGGAACCAATGCTGATTCAAACACTTGGATACCACTAACTGTACCAATGTAGAATCCGCTTAGGATGCTGTTACCTAAATTGCTTGGGTTAGCAACATAACCACCGCTGTAATAAGCAGGAGTAGACAATTGCTTCTTCAAGTTGTAAGCCGCACCTGGGTGTACAACAGCATAGAAAGGACCAGTCAACTTGCGTGAACGCAATGTAGCGGCCGCGGCCAATAGGTCAGCAACAACTAATTCGTGGCCACCGCCACCTAAATCTGTTGTGAAGTCACCGAATGTTGTGAACACTTGACTGTCCATAGATTCAGCGATAGCACGACCAGATTGGTCGCCGATTTGTGCGAATACATTGCTGTAGGCGCTGTCACGTAACTGGTCAGTTACTTGATGGTAAACTACGTGTTCTTTCAACGTAATTGTAGCACTTGTTGTGTCAGTGTTACGAACAGTTGCTACTGATTCGTCTGTGATCAACTGTGCTGATACACTTGACCAAACTGGAACTTGTAGGTTCAAGCCGGTGTTAAGTGGTGCGTCAAATACTGTTACCAATTGACGAGCGATTGATTGTTCGTAAGCCGCGAATTGAGCCGCGGTTACAAGGTTCGCATACAGTTCACTGTTAAGTGAGGTATTATTTGCTGATGGATATGACATAATAATTTTCCTTTAGGGTTTATCTTTTCTGTTCACTTTTCCATTGGGCATAAACAGCACGGTCTGCGGGCTTGCTCATATCCAACTTGGTGATATCAATTTTAGAATTTACTCCTGAAGATCCCATTCCACTCTTTGTTTGTGTTGTACTTGGTCCAGCGGCCACGAAGTGGGGATTCGCATCCAGGAAGGATTTGACAAGATCCTCCACTCCCATTGGGTCTCCACTGTCTTTATAACGAGTGGTTCCGTTGTTATCTACAACTTCAACTTCACCGTCGTTGGTTAGTCTAATGTTATTGCGTAAGAGTGCTTTGACTTGTTCTGGTGCTACAGCACGGTATTTCGCGGCGGTCTCTAATAGTGGACTATCAACACGGTATTGAGCAATAATTTGATCTCTACGAGCAATTTCTGCGTCTTTTTTCGAAGCCATCTCTTTAAGAATTGTATCAAATTCACCCTTGCTCTTTTGTTCTTCAAACTTCTTAGTTTCAATTTGAGTTTTGATACTCTTAATTTCTTCCAAGTCGCCTAAGCCTTCAAATTGCTTGAGTACTTTGCGTTCAACTGCCGCACGGGTTTTGGCCATTGCGTCATCGAATTCTTTCTGAGAATAAAACTTCTCTTGTGCCTGTCCTTCGTCTTCAAGACTCGCGTCAGTTGCGGTGTTTGTTGCCAATGTTTGTTTTAGGTCCATTGTTGCCTATGCCTCCTAATTGAGTAGTGTAATGCTATTTATAAGGTATTGGGTAAAATACGCTTATAAACGGTTAAAGCGTGTAATCTTCGCCTACGATACTGATATGACCGTTGGTGTTATGGGCGCGGAATGCCACCTTGAATCCTTTAACTATGTCAAAGGTCATAACGCTGTCTGCTGGTATAGGAAAACTTGTTGTAGTAGCAGTAGGGTTGGCACCGAACTCTACAAAATGTTCATCACCTATGGTAACAATAGTAATACGGTTGTAATTAATAGCATCAGACTGGCTACTTGTTGTAGAAGTGTCATAAGTTTTATAGCGGGCTGTTAAGCCGTCATTGTTGTATAGTTTCATTTTGAATGTCCATGTTTAGAGCCTGTATGCGTGGCTGTCTTACCTTGGTAACCATTGGCATACATGGCTTTCATTTGATTAACGGCACCTGCTTTGGTAGGATAAGCATGGCCATGGGCGCCGAATTTATAGCCAGTGCCGCCGCCAGGCATTGTTGTTTTCATAATAGGCATATTAATACCTCTTTGGTGGTTTAACAGGTTTCTTCTTTTTCATGATATCTCCTTACATTTTTGGTGTTGGTTCTTCTGGAATGCCTAACTTGGCATCAGCGGCTTCTTCAGCGGCCTCTACAGCAGGATCTTCCATGCTTGAAGCCAACATCCAACATAATTTGTGTGCGTCTTCAAGATAGGCCGCAAGGATATTTTGTAGGCCATATTGCTTTTCTTTCTGGCAAAGGTCAAACGCCTTGTTGGCATCAGCAATTAGAGTTTCGATATCGTTGTATAACTCCATCCACATATCTTCAGGACATGGCACTACAGTTTCATCCACGATTTGTGTAATCTGTTTGATGCGTGTCACTGAGAATGGCACTACATCTTTAAGTGTGCGTGATCCTTCAGCAAGAGTGTCGATATACTCCTGGAAATTGGTGTAGATCTTTTCTAAGAACAAATGGTTGGCATAGAAGTTACAGCCTGTGACGTTGACATGAAAGCCATGTGATTTGGTATAGACAGCAAAATTATCTGCCCATAGTTGTTTCATTGAGTTGGATAGTTGTGTTGACATTAGGTTTTTCCTTGTTGTGTAATGCCCATTTCCTGTTGTTGGACTTCATTGGGCGTGTCGGGTGCTATTGGCATTGGGTTTTGGTAAGTCATTGGATCAGTTAGGTATTGATCAAATTGTTCTTCACCAAGTACAATTTCCATAACTTGATGCTGTAACATCCTCACATACTCTGGATCTGTTTGTACAGCCACAGCCGCGATTAGTGTATCAGTATCGTTCTTCTTGTCTTGGATATGGAATGAGTCTGGGTAATCAATCTCGCCATCCCATACAACACCTTGATAGTCTGCCCATATGGTCCAGATATGTTCTTCTGCTAACTGTAGATTATCTGCTTTGTCACTCAAGCGAGCATTAAGCATTTGAAATTCAGTTTCCATAGCAACACCACTTAAGGTGCGAGCCTGGATAGCACGAGCAGATCCTAAGTTGGCCATGCGGTCGATAGCCTCAACACGCTTGCTGATACTTTCATAGATTGCTGAAATATTATTGCCTGTTGGCTGTAATAGGTAAGGTTTTAATCCTGGATCTAATGTGTCAGGTATTTGTACAACACTACCAGCGCCAGCAACGGCTTCTGTATCGCTTGTCTTAACAAGGCTTGGATGTCCATTGATACGGATAGTTTGTTCTATCTCGCTGTATTCATTGTAGATGGCACGCTGTAGATCCGCAATGTCATCTATTTCACTTACACCAACTCCACGCTTGGGACTGCGTTGGCTGTAGGCAATGGTAATAGGAATATAGCCAAGACCATTGGTTTCTTCTATTTGGCTTTCGATCATCTTGTCGCTTTTATTGATGATGCTGGTAATAATCTTGTCTGGGGTCCATTCTTTCAGTGTGAATATGTGACTGCGATCACTGTCTTCCATATACTTGAAGTATTTGAGAGTGTATGTCCCCGCAGGGCCGCGATGCCACTCCCAGTCCAGTGCGGCCAATGGAGTAACCATGCTGACATAGGGGCGCACACCAACATTGATCTCATCTGCTTTGGTTGCGGCTCCTACATCAGGCTTAGTGATTACAATCCAAATATGCCCAAATACGCCACTATATGTTGAGACATCCTTCATAAAACTGTCAAAGGATTGTCCTTCTAAGTTGGCATCATCAAGGAAGTCTTGTAATACAGGATCTCCCTCCAACGAGGCAAAATCACGAGTGGGTGGATCGCGGAACAGGAACGCATTATAAACAGCAAGAACACCTTTAGCATGATTGTCTAATGGTGTGGTCCACATACGAGTAATGTAGTCCATCTCGCTTTCATTGGCATAGCGTGTTAGATACTGTCCTTGACGATACATTTCGCCGCCAAGGTATGAATTTAATAGAAAGCGCCAACGACCATTTAAGTTTTGGTATTGTTCATGAGTTCCTAACAAGGCCTCATACTGTTTGCTGGCACCTACTCCGGTATTTGATGGCATATTCTTTCCTTAATATAATTTTCTACTGCTATGATGGGCCGTGTTGTCAAGAGCGTGCCCCCATGTTTTAGGTTGTTCTATGTGGCTTGTGTCACGGTTAATTGGGAATAGATAATCTACCATGTAACCTAACGCATCATTCATATGATCCCATCCACCGTCCTTGTCAGGTTGGCTCGTGCCGTCCTTGTAAGTTTGTCTCTCAAGACCCTCGATCGTATATTTACACTTAGGATCAAAAAATAGGTGTCGAATGCCAGTAGAACCACACAGACGAGCATTGACGGCATTTATTCTGTCTTTGACTGGGGTGTGTCTATAAGGCGCCTTAACAACAAAGCCGGCGTTTTGTAGGATGGTAATATCGGTTTGTCCTCCAGCACTACTCTTGTTTTGCCGCCCAGCAGGATCGGGATAGGCGAAGATCTTAGCCTGAGGGTATCTGCTTTTAAGTTCGTCGCAGAGTTCATTTGTGTTGGATCCGAAGATCCTGAGTTCGTCAATGGCATACAAGTTGTCCCCACCTCTAACAGCAATACAAGCACTCATAGGGTTGACGTTGAAGTCAATGCCCACATGAATGATCTGTTGTTTGATATCCTTAAACGGTCCAGTTGGATCCGATAAGTTTAATTGTCTAACATTTTGTTTACGGTCAAAACTATAATAGATACGGCCTTGATAAGTTTCAAATGTAGCAAGAAACTCCTGGCGGAATGTGCGTTCATCAAGGTCTCTTTTGGCGGCTTCTATCTCTTCTGGCTTGACTTGTCCGCCATCAATTGTTGTGTACTGAAAACTGCTCCATACCCCGGGCTGTTCCACAGGGTTCATATAGAGATCGTGTGCCCAGTTGCCAATGCCTTTTGGGGTTCCGATGAACATGGCTCTTCCCATCTTATCTTACAAGGTTGGTCGTAATACTTCAAACCAGGCTTCGGGATCGATATCGGCAAATTCGTCGAGCACGATGAAGTCAAGACCAACGCCACGCAGGCTGTCAGCATTATCAGCACCTTTAAGTGATATTGTGGATCCATTCTTTAACTGTATTGTGAGTTCACTTTCATTAATCTTTTCTGCCCAGCGTAGATCCTGTAGTTTGTGCTTGAGTTTCTTCCATACGATTTGTTTGGCTTGTCTATATGAGGCCGTGACATACCATACATCTTTATTGGGATCCTTGGCGTGGTAACATAACTCTCTTATAGATAAGTGTGTCTTACCAAAGCGACGACCCGCTATAACAACACGAAAGCGGGCAGGATCATCTACTATTGTTTGCTGTGCTGGACTAAGAGGCATGGATTAATTTGACTATGGTTTCAAGATGGCCAAATACCAAACTTAATACAGTTAAGATACCGCCACCAACCCATACCCATTTATTCTTCCACAACATGAGATCATCCAACATGGCCATAACCTTGGCATGATCCCGGGCATTTTCTTCACGGTAATCATCCAACTGTTTGATCAACTTATTATGATTTTCAGTAACAGTTTCTTTAAGATTATCTACCTTAGTTTCTAAGACAGCAATACGCTCTTGTTGTGTGGCCATTATTCATCGCTCCATGGTAAAGGTGCCTTATCTTCACCTGTTTGACCATTGTCGCTCATGCCTAAGATATTCTTAGCAAGGAAGATTTGTACAGCGGCATTCATGTGAGAGCAAGCATTGTTCAGCATGGCACGTCGTAGGCTAATCTTCATGCTTTCATGCCCTTTTGTGAGTTCTTCCGAGAAATTATTCCTCAGAGTATCATATTGTATGCCAAACCAGGCCGCGATTTCGCTGTCTTTACAACCCAGGGCCGCGAGTTTTTCAACCTCAATGGGATCCACAATCTTTTTATCACGCCCAACAACTTTGCCCAAATAGGTGCCTTCTACCAGTTGTTTTGGTTTGGGTCCGGTCTTTTTCTTTTCCATTATGCTGAACGATTTTCCATTTTGATGCGGAAATATCGCGTGTCAGTTAGGCTATTTTGAGTGGTTATTACACAACTCACAGTATAAGTTTTGCTGACGCCGCCACCTGATACT